GTGGGATGGGTCTAATTGGAACGAATACTTCTACGACAGTCAAATAGACCCTCTATTTGCAGCTAATCAGTTAGGTTACAGTGGTGGTTTATTTAGTAGTACTGATTACAACATTTCAGTGCAACCTATCATGCACTTTGACGCTGCCATTTTAGATGGTTCGGACCAAGCCAACAACCCAAGCAGCGGATCAGCTGTAAGTGCTTGGGGGGATCGCAGTGGACAAGCTACAAACTACGATGCTTCTCAAGCTACAGGTTCTGCACAACCTACTTTTAATGTTAGTGGTGACGATAAGTATGTGAGTTTTGATGGCGGAGATTTACTAGATTTAGCTACTTCCGCTAGTTACGCAAGCACTGTAGATTGGACTTTAATTCAAGTTGGTAAAGCTGCCTCAACCTCCGTGTATTACCACCCGGCACCCAGTGAATCTGGAGGAGGTAGTGTGCAGTTAGGTAAGTTAGTGACAGGACAGTGGAAAACTTACGGTGCTGCTTTAACGGCTACGGGTCAGGATTATACTGCTCTTAATGTAGTGACTGTCACAAGAAACTCATCGAACTTAGTTACTTTGTATAGAGATGGTAATAACTCTCAAGGTACAGCTACAAAAACAAGTACATATATCTATGAAGCTATAGGTTCTTCAGGAACCACAAAGACAACAGGAGACTATTACGAGTGTTTACTTTTCGACTCAGTACTTAGCACTTCTGATCTAAATACTATTAATAGTTATTTATCGAATAAGTATAGCGGACTTCCTTCACTTGCAACTTGGAGTTAATACTATTTATGAAATATTCAGTACATTCTACAGAAGCCGAAGCACAAGAAGAAATAGCTCGCATCGAAGCATATTTAGGCATTCCAGCTGTTGGCACTATTAAATACGCAGCCGCCGAAGAAGTTGACGGTCAGTGGGGGTTTCGTGTTAAAGATAGTGGTCCTTGGAAATGCGACCATGTCGCAGCCAATGTTCAATTTATTGAAGAAGATGTCTTAGAGATAGAGGTATAAAACAAACCTCTTTTTATCGATCAAGAAACAATATCTATCGCTCCCCAGGAGCTGGATCCGAGATAGATATATAGCTTATTGGTATCGCTCGATAGAGCGATCGAGCCAATAGGATCATTCTCCCGGGCAAGTATATTTGCTTCTGTATCTACTACTTTAACCAATCCACGGTTGTACTCATTTGAGCTGCGAACCGCGGATCCGATAGCGCTGGCCAGGTTACTCAAAGGATACCCCCAGACTATTTTCTACATCGCTGGCGAGATATCGGATGACGCGGGAGTTTACTAGTTTACGCTCCCACCCGTACTGTTTCGCCCATCGACGAACCGTGCCGGATGATACATCCATACGATCCCTAATCATTCTTGGTGAAAGGTAGCGAATTTCTTTTGCGACCATTTCCGATTAGTAACGGTCATGAGCGCTTCTTGCGACCGGTTGGAAATAGGTATCAACCGATTGAGAAAGCGAGCAAGTAAGCGGAGTATAGGAAATACAAAATAGGGAAAGGAAGATTCTACAGCCTTTCAAATAAACCCAAATTATTAACCCAGAATATATAATAGACTATGTCCAACATTCTTTCACAAATCGGTGCATCCGTAAAAACTAAGGTCGATGGCGTTCAAGCTAATGTCGAGGCTGAAGCAACCGCTAGAGAAGCAGCAATCGCTGCAGAAGCAGCGGCACGCGGAACTGCAAACACCACATTACAAGCAAACATCGACGCAGAGGCTACCACCGCGCGTGCAGCTGAAGCAGCAAATGCTACCGCTATATCGGGCGAAGTTTCCGATCGCGAAGCTGCAGTTACTGCAGAAGCAACCGCTCGCTCATCCGCTGATACTACTCTTCAAGGTAACATTGATACCGAAGAAGCCGCTCGTATCGCTGCTGACTCCACCCTTACCAGCAATCTTAACACCGAGATCAGCGACAGAGAAACCGCAGTTTCCGGTGAAGCTACCGCAAGAGCTGCTGCTGATACCACCCTTCAAGGTAACATTGATACCGAAGAAGCTGCTCGTATCGCTGCTGATTCTACTCTGACCACCAATCTTAACCAAGAGGTTACTGATCGTCAGGCTGCTGTATCCGGAGAGGCTACCACCCGTGCCGCTGCTGATACCACTCTTCAAGGTAATATTGATACTGAAGAAGCTGCTCGTATTGCTGCTGATAACACCCTTACCACTAACCTTACTCAAGAGATCTCCGATCGTCAGACTGCTGTATCTTCCGAAGCTACTTTGCGTGCAAACGCTGACTCAGCATTGGAAACCAATAAAGCAAATCTTTCCGGAGCAGCTTTCACTGGCGATGTTTCTGGTACCAACTTGACCCTTAGCGGAAACCTTACCGTTCAAGGTACCACCACCAGTCTCGAAACCGTTAACTCCCAAGTTAAAGACTCTCTGATGCTCTTAAATGACGGAGCAGCAAGCAGCGCTAACAATGCTAATGACCTCGGTCTTATCATGGAGCGTGGATCTTCTGACGACGGAAATGTTGCTATCGTATACGACGAAGGAATCGACAAGTTCGCATTGTACAAAACCAGTGCAGCAGCAACTTCTACCGATATCTCCGGAGACGACTCAAGCGCAGCTCTGATGGACATCAAGGTAAACGATGTATTCATCGGTAACGACAACCTCGGTTCCTTGGCAGAATTTGTAGCCGCACTTGGCTAATCTTCCTCCCTACACTACCAGACATTCATGACCTGAACGGGGGCTGGAGGCACTGTCTTCCAGCCCCTTTTCATCTATGCGTTTAGTATTTACAGTTTGCGTTTTACTTTTGATAGCTGCTCTTGCTTGCTTGGCCTCTTCCTGCAGCCCGAAGACCTTTGCCCCAACAGCTTTGGGTGCAGTCGGTGGGGCAGCAGGCTCTCTTGGTGGGCCGGGCGGAGCATTTGCTGGGGCTGGTCTAGGAGCAGCCGCTGGGCAGATTATAAAAGAGAGCGATAAAGTACAGTCGCAAGCAGAGAAGATAAAAGCATTGAGCGAGGGTGATGTCGCGAAGCTGGTAGAGCTTAAACTTAAAGAAGAAAGAGGATGGTTCGAGAAGACGATAGATGGGGTGTACGACATCCTAATGATCGCAGCACTAGCCATGGGATTACACATGGTATTCAATTTCTGGCAAGGGCGGAAGCTCGCGCAAAATCTAAAGAGAAGACCAGGACACTTTTTCGATATATGATACAAATGATTACGGATAACGCAGCAATACTAGGATGGACCGGCACAGTTGCCACAATTTCGATTGGCCAATGGAACGAGGCAGTCGCTTGCGTGTGCGGAGTTGTGACCACAGTATACATGGTGATAAAACTTATTAATTTATTACGGAGGAAAAAATAATGGCATTTAAACATTGCGAAGGTTGCCCAGAGAAAAAGAAAGCTCTGTGCGAAAAGTTCAAGACTTGCTTGGCTGAGAAACCAAAAGGTTCAGCTAAGAAAGGCGAGAAAAAGCCTGTTAAAAAAGGCACATACGGATAAGTTCCAACCGGTTACATTTTTGTAGCCCAATGTATATCTTCGCGGTATGGAAACATCTACCGCGGAGGTTGAATCCCCGCAAACTACAGAGGAACAGTTCAGCATTGAGAACGCGTCAACTGACGATATTCGTAATGCATTAGGAGTAACGCCGGAGACTCACGACCATCAGCCCGAGCCCGTAGCCGAGGAGCAAATCCCGGAGACTGAAGAGCCACAGGCCGAAAGCCTAGAGTCGCAATCCGAAGGTCAAGAGCCGGAGGCAGCAGCCCCCGAGACCGAGGAGGACGAGGAGAAGCTCGGTAAGAGAAGAATCCGTCCAAGAAACGAACTGGATCAGCAAGTCATCGATCTTTACAGATCTGAAGGATTTAGCGGATCATTCGCCGACGCATCCCGAATCATTTACGGACAAAGTGCAGAACCAGCCCCTCAATCTATTTCGCCCAATCAGGAGCAAGTCGAGGCGACCGAGCCCGACCCAATCAGTGGCATAGATAAAGAAGCTGACGACATTCGCGCATCCATTTTGGAGCTTGAAGGAAAAGTCGAGAAAGCAGCAGAAGACCTGGAGACCACAGAAGCCTTACGGCTTCAGCGTGAGATCATGAAGCAGGAACTTCAGTTGCAAAACTTGACTCTCCGTAAACAGCAAGTGGAGCAAGAAAGAGAGCAGCAAGTTTATCAATCCCATCGTAGTAAAGCGATGGAAAGCCGCGACCGAGTCTACGAAAGATTTCCTCAGCTGCAGGATAAGCAATCCGTTTATCGTAAGCAGTTTGATGATTTCGTATCGCAGGCTCAGTCCGACCCCGACTACGCCGCAGTCTTTGAATCACCACGATGGCCAGAACTCATAGCAAGCGAATTTGCTTCGATTAATCCGATGCAGCAGGCGCAACAAGCTCAGCCCGAGCCCGCTCCCGCTCCTCAGGTTCCTCAGCAAACCGCTCCGCAAATGGGTACACAGGCCAAAGTATTGACGACTGGGACTACGGCACAACCTGTAAACACCCCCGCTACTCCCGAGGGCTTACTTCAACAGCTTCCCAATATGAATACTAAAGATATTTATTCACTCCTGGGATCTCCTGGTGGAGCACAGCCTTTAAGATAAGCGGGGCAATATAACCCTTAATTAACTTAATAAAATGGCAGAAAAACAAATCCCAGCATCTCCAAACCCATTCAGCAGCCCAGCTGCTAATGTTGATTTGGTATCTAACACTACTTCCTATCAAGGACTTCTTGATGGCCCTAATTCCGACTTGCGTTCACGCCTCTGGTCCGAGCTTGTTTCTCGCGACGCTAGAGAGAAAAATGTATTCGCAAAATTCATCGGTGGCGAAGGAAGCGGAAAACCTATTACTGAAAAACGCGACCTCTCCGCAGGCGGATCCGACAAGGTGACTTTCACCACTGTTGCTCCTATCCGTGGACAAGGTGTACGCGGTGAAGAAATCCTCAAGAACTCAACCGAGACTCTTGATTTCGGAACCTTCTCCGTTGAAATCGACCTCGTTCGTCACGCAGTTTCCTGGACTCAGGTTCTCAAGCTTATGAGATTCACCGGCAAGACCATCGACCAGCTTTCAGCTGAAGTCATGTCCGAGTGGATGAGCCGCACCGAGCAAGACCAGATCCAATACGCATTGCGTCAGATCTGTTCCGCAAAGGCTACCTCCAATGTTATTTCCGCATACGGAACCGGCGCAAGCGGAGCTCTTAAATATGTTGACGGATTAAGCACCGACATCATCCAAGAAGCAAAGCAAGCACTTATCGCTAACGGCGCTGAGCCAATGAACACTGGTGGAGACGAAAACCAAGAAATTCCTGGTTACTTGTTCTTCGCACCAGACGCATGCTTACGCCCTCTGCGTTCCGACCCTGACTACCTTGAGGCTATTACTCAAGCTGACAGCCGTGGCCCAGACAACAAATTGTTCTCCGGAAGCTATGCTAAATGGGACAACAACATCATCGCTAACCACAATGTTCTGATCGACACCGCTCGTGGACGCCAAGGTTCGCCATTACTTCCTACCTTCTACAACTTCGACGCTATCGTTGACGCGACTGCTGGAATTGGTGGAACCGGTCCTGAAGACTACATGGCTAACTTCCGTGGTGTATCGATCCGTATCCCTGGTGGCGGAGGAGAAACCTTCGCAGCAGACAGCGGAACTTACCACATCCTCGGTATCGACGCAGCTACCGGCGAATACCGTTTGTACAGCTACGAAGCATCCGCAACTACTGTTAACAGCACCGGCGCATTGACCGCTACTGGATTCGGAACTAAATCGGACGACGCGTTCTCCGCAGGATCCTTATTCGTACAAGCTAATGAAATCGGTACTCCTATCGGTTACGCATTGGCGATGGGTAAAGACGCTATGTACTTCGCTAAAGGTAAGATCTACGGTGAGCAAATCTTCCATTACGACGACTTCGCAAACAGCGGAAACGAGGCACACCTCTCCGCTGTTGGTGTTCAGTCCGTCTATGGTATGGCTGCTCGCAAGGACACTCGCGGTCGCGTTCCTGCGGTACAACTTATCGAAGTTGTTCGTCAGGTTCCTGGCTTGTCCCTCGCGCAATAGTCAGATCTATGCCGGCTAGGATTTCCCTACAAATCCAACCCTAAAACTTGGCCTCTCCTCTGCGTAGCGGGGGAGAGGCTTTTTATATAAAAATAAACCTAATGTCATGAAAATTATAATTATTGGTAAGAGAGATCAGATGGGTACAACACCCGCAATCCGTGTAAAAGGAATGAGCCAAGTCCGGTACAATTTCATATGGGACAAGGAAATTAGACACTATGCCTATGAGCCAAAGAATCAGAAAGAGGTAGATGATATCTTTAGGACTCAGGGAAAACTTTATAAAACTATGTTCTTCTCCGTCTGGCTGGAGCCGGAAATTCCGGAATCTAGGCTCGTAAAAGAAGGAATGATTAAGCAATCCACGGACGAGGCAGAGGCCAAAACTAAAAAGCCAAAGGCCAAAGGCCGAAAGCAACCGGTAGAGAAAGAAATACAGCCTGCGTAATATGTTACAATGGCCGCCATTACATATTTAGATCTCAAAGATCAGCTTGCGTCCATGCTGGGTGCGAGCGAAGTTGCTGATCTCCCACCTATTGATCAGAAGCGTATCGGTATGTGCATCAATCAAGCATATCGGGAATGCTATCTTCCAATCGATGGGAAGCGTCCAATGTGGGCGCAAAAACGGTTCGAAGTATCGTTCGCAGCTGAAACTCCTGGTGTAGAACTATCATCGGAAATCGTTTCGGTTGATAAGATTCCAGAGCTCTTAGGCGAGGGCCCGCTTTCTCCAATGAAAGGACCGGAGGATGAGATTCGTGCGCGTGCTATATTTAGCTGGGACTTTAAAGCACCTAGTGGAAGAGGCTTAAACTTTCCGCATTTCAAGGACAACGAGCCAGAAGTTGGTCGCCCGATCTGGTACTATTTAGATAGCCGAAATCAGGGTGAGGATGGAAAAGTAGTCCCTCGATTATTTCTCTATCCGATCCCTGACAAGGCTTATGAGGTTGAATTCTTCGCTAATGTTCTACCTGCAGACCTTGAGCTTGATACCGATGAACCCAGGATGCCGTCTGATACCGTGTGGGATATATTATTTCCTATCGCCCAGGGCAAGATGCTTGCAGATCCTCGGTACAACGGTGACAACCGTGAAATTCTTATGCGCATTGCTGAGGAAGCGAGAAAAAGACTTAGGACTCTGGTCTCACCTCAAAAGCACAAAGGGTCTCTCCGTTTAACCAAGCGCCCAGGCTGGTAATTATATGAGCAGAGACCTGACAATCAGGCTGCTCGGCCGCCCGCAGGTATTATCTGACGGGAGTACGGGCTTTAGAAAAATGTCACGGAAGTATGTTGTGCAAGGTCCGCGCGCCACGCTTTCGGGAATTTTAGATAGCAGCAACCCGCTTTTTTTGGATGTCGGAACTCCTGATGAGGAGTTCACTGAATACTATTTAATTGATCAGAAGTTAAGCCCGGCTAGTGACACATTAGATAAGGCCTATCTTGTTCGCGAATATATAGAGGCAACTAGAATCCCCGTTACTGAAAGTTTTTCTCAAGCCGACGGGACAATTAGTATTCGTAAAAAGTTTACTGTTTTAAGAACTGCTGACAACACACTTGGTTATGGGTCTAGATGGGGTAAACACCCAAGCCAAAAAACTAACCCTAATACTGATGCGTGGCAGTACATTCCTGAATGGGTTGAATCTGAAATACCTGAGACTTATACGGTTTCTGGTACTGAATCGACAGGTTCTTGGAGGAAGGGATCCGTTAGTGTCAATCAGGTAGGCGAGGGCTTAGATGTTTGGAGTGTAGAATACATAAACATTAAGCTTTTAGGTAGGCCAGAAGTTACGACAGATAAGCAAACAGGATTTCGTAAAATAGTTAGAAAGTATGTTGTTGAAGGCCCTCAAACAACTTACAGCAGTGTTTTAGATAGCAGTAACCCTCTATTCTTACCTGTCGGAACTGCAGACTCGGATTTTTCAGGCTTCTATCTAGTTGACCAGAAGCTATCTAAGTCTGATGAAAAACTGGATAAAGCGTATCTAGTTCAGGAGTATTTAGAGGTTACAAACATACCTACTACAGAAAACTTTTCTCAGTCTGACGGGACTATCAGTATCCGTAAAAAGTTTACAGTTTTAAGGACTAATGATGCTGCCTTAGGTTATGGATCTAGATGGAATAAGCATCCAAGCCAAAAAACTACTGCTAATACAGATTCTTGGGAGTATATACCATCTTGGGTTGAATCTGAAATACCTGAGACTTATACGGTTTCTGGTACTGAATCTACAGGAAGTTGGAAGGAGGGTTCTGTTAGCGTAACTCAGCTAGGAGAGGGCCTAGATGTTTGGAGTGTAGAATTCATAAACATAAAGCTTTTAGGCCGCCCTGAGGTTACGACAGATAAGCAAACAGGATTTCGTAAAATAGCGCGAAAGTATGTTGTTGAAGGTTCCAACGCTACATTTAACGGGGTCTTAAACTCTGCTAGTCCTTTATTCCTACCTGTCGGAACTGCTGACTCAGATTTCACTACTTTTTACTTAGTCGAACAAAAACTTACTAAGCCTGACGAAAAGCTGGATAAAGCCTATTTGATTCGAGAATATTTAGAGGTTACAAATATACCTACCACAGAAAACTTTTCTCAATCCAACGGAACTGTTAGTATCCGTAAAAAGTTTACAGTTTTAAGAACTAATGATGCTGCCTTAGGTTATGGGTCTAGATGGAGTAAGCACCCAAGTCAAAAAACTAGCGCTAATACAGATTCTTGGGAGTATATACCTTCATGGGTTGAATCTGAAATACCTGAAGTTTACACGGTTTCTGGTACTGAATCTACAGGAAGCTGGAAGGAAGGCTCTGTTAGCGTAACCCAGCTAGGTGAAGGTTTAGATGTTTGGAGCGTAGAACATATAAACATAAAGCTTTTAGGACGAGCGGAGGTTACAACTGACAAGAGAACAGGCTTTAATAAGATATCAAGGCGGTATGTCGTTGAAGGCCCCAGGGCTACATTTGATGGTGTATTTGGTGCTACGAACCCTTTGTTTTTACCTGTAGGTACTAGTGACTCAGATTTTACAACCTACCGACTAACAGATCAAAAACTCTCTAGGTCTGATGAAAAGCTGGATAAAGCATATCTTGTTCGCGAGTATTTAGAGATCAGTGCAAGAGCGATTCAGGAAGCATATACACAGACCAATGATTTGATTCGTGTACGCAAACGGTTCGCTGTTCTTCGCAATGATGATGCGACCATAGGATATGGAACCTTGTGGGCTAATCATCCTAGCCAAGCTACTACCTATGCGGAAGATCCATGGGAATATGCACCTGCATGGATTAAATCGGCTACGCCAGGATCCAAGAATTATACTGTCGATAATGCGGACGATGGCACACAGCATGGTTTTGCAGATACGCCTCAGGTCGGATCGGATAGCCTTGGAACATTTGCCGCGACCCATGCAAGCTCTGGAGATTGGATGGAGGGATATTCTGTAATGACCCAGGCAGGTTCCGGTCTGGATGTATGGACAGTTGAATGGGTTACCCATGCCGCACCATACTGGGTGCTCGGAACGGGCAGGGGTGGTCGGAGTAGAACTTCTTCTGTTAATGTAGTTTCTTTTGACAACACCGGGTTGTTTACTACTGAGTCAATAGCATCTTCTGGAAGTGTTTCTTACACAACTCGGTCGATGACTTATAACTTTTTTGTGCGGGCTAGTTCGATTCCTTCGCAACTTGCTCAAATAGGTGGTGGGTCTGCATCTGTATCTTTTAGCCCAACCGTCAGTGTGGATTATTCGGTTACTGATTCTGAGGGTAGAACTCGCCACGAGCGTAGTTTGATTAAAAATGCTGTGTGGGACGGGTCAAATGATTTCGAACTAACTGATCAAGGTGGTACTTCACGAACTTTGGGTACCATATCCGGGAATAAGATGACATTTGATTGGGCGACAGAAAAAGAACCTATACCAGACAGCGTTGGTAATGAGCAAAAAGACAGTGAAGGTAACACGATTATAGACTGGGTGCCTTCAAAATTAATAGATTTCAGGGGAGCCTTAATAACCGCCATAAAAGGTAACATTTCCTGGACCATGACCAAAACCAGTTATAGCTGGTCCTCCAGCTCAGGTACTTTCGGCCAAACAAAAACAGCAATCGCTCCAATATTTTCAAAAGGGTCTGAGAAGATCTGGAAAGTAGCTATTACCTATGTTGGAGGATGATCAAAGGTTTGAAGAGCTAGAGTCAAAGCTCGCAGCCTTAAGCTCGCAGGTTGAGAGCCTGGAGCTAGATACCGAAGTAGATCCGTTCTTTGAAGACGATGTGCGCAGGGTCATAGACGATTTTAAAAGTCGTGAGCTCGCAGGTCTTGAGTCGGAGGATTTTGATGGTGACGATGATGATTCGTCCAGCTCGGATGATTTTATATCTGTTCAAACAACTGGCGGTCCAAGCTTTAAGACGCACTGGATATCTCCAGCATCCTGCGATAATATGACCCGCGACCTTGCGCGTGATGCCTTTGTCCAAGGAGCAGCGGATAGGTATGGTACCAGTCGGCAAGTAAACAACGGAGATGTTCTTATTTTATTGTGCCGGGAACCTGTAGCGGAGGGCAGCGAGCCAGCGGAGCCTCAGGCTCCCAGAGAAATATGCAGGTATATTGGGTTGGCGTATAATACGCTCGTTCATCCAGCCTCTGCCGAGCCTACTAATTCATCAGAAGAAAGTATTTCAGCACCCGTTGGAAACTATGAAATATTTGTATGGAGCTCTTGTGAATGTACCAGTGAAAGCCCTAAAACGGTTACTCTCCCTTCAGTATTCAAAGAAAATAAAAGTGCCTCAGTCACCCACGGCTCTTACAGTAGTATTGGAGATGACATATCACCTGATACTTCAACAGCTTCAAGTCTACTTACCAGTGCGTCCTTAAGAAAAGACAGCGCCACTGGAAAAGTAGATGTAGCTAAGGGACTGAGCGACACAGTCACAATTACAAGCAATAAGTCTGGCTACAAAACAGATTTAGTTACCTTATCCAAAGATTTAGTGGAGTTCTATTTAGATACAGAGGCTCAAGATCTTACATTTAAGGGTGCAAAGAAAAATTTAAACGCTCACTTATTTTCCTCAGATAACTATGTATCTAAGGACCTAACACTGTCGAACGAAGAGTGTTTGAACTTATATACAGTAAGTATGGGCAGTGTGTTCGACTTAAGCTTGCTTAGAGAAGGTGCTGGATCTTTTGGCAGCACTTTTTTAACAGACGCATCGGTAAGTTTAGGGGTCGTTACTGAGTTGGAGAGCGCATTGGCAATTGAAACTTATGATTTTAATTCCGACGCTGTTACAACTACACCTGTAGGTGATCAGGTATTTCTACCTGTTATATCAAACGAAAAAGCAGATTTAATATCTAAAACAATATCGGATTTTCTACCGCTTACGGAGTTTGATGTGACGATAGAAGCTTCGTATAATGTTGTCTACGAAGATGAGTCTAAAGGCGACGCAGAGTACAGATTCTATAAACAAAAAAAGGTGCTTACTAAATTAGAATGGGCCTCCGGTCTTTTAGTAGATTATGAAGAAGGTGAGCTTAGCGAAAAAGAACTTATTGGAGTAATAAGAGTAAGTAAAATTCCTATAACTTACTCCTGCGATCCTGTATACGGCTGCATGCCAGACCCTGCTGGTCATTACCGGAACGAGAACTGTGATAATTTATGTACTTATGGTACTTATCTTTTTCCAGTACCCTCAGAGGCCAGAACTGTTTATTTATACTTAGGAAGTTACCAGGAAACAGGAGTTCAGGATAATATAGATTTAACTGCGGGCGGAGTGGGATATAAATTTGTAAGCGGTGGCGTAGAAGAGTTTACACTAGAACCTGACGGTGTTTTATACGGAAGCGTAACTGTGCCGAATGGCGCCTCCTTACCATACTTTGATAATGGAAATTATGTTTCCCATTCAAATTTGCCTGGATGGGTCAGCGATTATAATGGAAACGCAGATATTAATACAGGGGAGCTTATATCCCCTGAAGACATAATAGTTTTTAATTAAAATGAACGAAACTATATATGTTGGTGATACCTACGAGGAAAAGGGGGCCACAGTCCCTGAAGGTTACACTTTATACATATCGGGGAGCGTAGATACTAGCACTCCTGGCGATTACACAATAACTTACAGAGCTGTAGAAATCGAAACAGGGCAGAATGTAACACGCACGAAAAAAATCACCGTATTAGAGGTGCCACAGTCTACACCCAATATAACCTTAGTTGGTGAATCTGTGGTTACTGTAGATCTTGCGGATGCTCTTTCTTATGTAGATTCAGGTGCTACCTCTACCGCGGAAACCGTTTACGCTACCGGGCCGAGCGGAACACAAGATATCACATCTGGAAGTTTCACAGGCGTTCCTCAAACACTTGGCAGCTATACTATCATATACCACACAAAAACCGGAGGTGCTTACGCGACAAGAACAATCCATGTAATAGACCCCGATTCAGGAACGGGCGGGACAGGCGGAACCGGCGGAACCGGCGGGACGGATACAAAACCTTCAGTCGGGTATCCGGTTGTAAGCATAAGCACGAGCGCAGGAACCGGAGGGACGGATACAAAACCTTCAGTCGGGTATCCGGTTGTAAGTATAAGCACGAGCACAGGAACCGGAGGGACAGACACAAAACCTTCAGTCGGGTATCCGGTTGTAAGCATAAGCACGAGCGCAGGAACCGGCGGGACTGACACAAAACCTTCAGTCGGGTATCCGGTTGTAAGCATGTCGTCTACTTAGCAAGCGATTGTTTCATGGCGTATAACCTTGTAAAACTAATACTGTGAGGTTTTTCCGGATACCATCCTTCACCGGGATCGAGGCGCATCGCGATGACGCCGATCGCGGCTCCCTTCGTATGGTCGAAGGCTGCTTACCGCACGGGCCGGGCGGTTTGCGCAGCGGTCCTGTGTGGGAAAAAATTGGTGAGGTTTCTAAATACTCAACAACTGAAACTAACCATGTAACCGCAGCAGACGATGGGCAGGGTAACTCCCTACTATTCGTTTCCAGGAACTGTAAAATTCATGACCTTGCGGTAATCTCAGAAGAAAATACTCAGCTTAAACAGTTCGGGGATTCTTATGATGTAGCAATCCCGGAATCGTCTCTCTATAACGATGGTCTGGCCAATCTCACACCCATTGGAAACCGCATATATGCGGTCGGAGATGGAAGCTCCGAAGCTATGTTTGTAGGGAAAGGACCTGATGATACTTTCGAGGTGTTCCCAGATGAAGACTTGTACAGTCAAGAGTGGTCAAGATTTCCTAAATGCCAGTATTTTGTTCAAGGACCTAAGAAAACAATTTTTGCGGCAGGGAACCCCGCCAAACCGCTTACGGTCTACATCTCGGAGCCCGCAGGCCTTACTTCTCCTTATAGGGACACTCCTTACAGTACAGAGGATACAACATATAACCAAGGCGTGCTATCAACAGTAGATATTTTAGGGTCCAACGCATCTAAGATAACTGCGCTTTCTACCAGAGGAGATCAGGTAGTAGTGCATACCGACAAAGGCTGCCACCTTCTATACGCTCCCTCTCCAGATCAAGCGAGTACCGGGTATCGTGTAGAACAAGCACCTGCTACCAACTTTTCTGCTGCGGTAAACTCAAAGGTCGTTTCCCGTGCGTCCGGAGCTTTGACCTATTGGGTAGGGCATGATGGGCAAGTATACAAGGATGAGGCCGCAAGCCGTGGGTCGGAGGACTTAAGAAGCCGGGCGGACGAGGATCAGGCGAATTGGAAAAGTAAAGGTGTGTGGGAGCATGAACACCCCACCGACTTATCCCAATCTTTTGCTGTATACTCCCCGCAATCTGGTGACTATATATTTTTTATTGAAACGGAAGAGTACGAAAGTTTTGAAGTGCCTGAGCCCCCAACAAACTTGCGGGTCGTTGAACCGTTCGGGCCTAATCAAGTGTACTGGCGTAAGAATACCTATACACCCTGTGAAGATGCGGATCCAGATATTAATTATTATTGCTGCGATCCGACATTCACTCAGACCGATTTTACCTACACATCGTTTAAAGAGTGTTCAACCTCTGCCGATAGTTACGAAATCGCGTTGTGTAACGATATAACACCCGACGGTTGCCGGCAGTGTGCAGCTGGTGAATATCACATATCTGATGATTGTACATGCTACAGGCATAATCAAGAGGGGTGCGTTCCCGGGTTTTTCACCCTGGAGTCGTGTGAAGCCTTCCTAGAGATTCAAGCGGGCGGCGAACCTGGTGATCGTTGCACTCGTTGGGCAAAAGAAGGCTGTCAATGTGTTCGAGGCAGCTCTGGCCCGTTTACAAGTTCTGAATCTTGCCAAGCAGCAATTGATGCGGACGAGAATTGTGTTTCTCGATACGATATAAGCTCTAACAACCTTTGCGAATGCGTACTTTCGACTTACGGTACTTACGAAAACAAGGAATCGTGCGAAACTGCTCTTCCAGAAGAGTGCAAATCTAAATACCGTCTAGAGAATGGTTGCAACTGTGTGCCCGACTCTGAGGGAGAGTACGAAAACAGATATCTGTGTGAAGAAAATATTGTAGCTGGTTGCGGTGAAAACTATCTCTATGAACTTGTAGATTGCGACTGTGTTAAGACTGAAACAGGTACGCTATCTGAAAGTCAGTGCTTAGCTAGAAAAACCGTAAGCCCTTTATGTTTTACAGGTGCGGGAACCTGTTGTGATGACTGGGAAGCTCTAGGTTTTAACTCAGTTGAGGAGTGTAAAGGCAGCTCGTTTTATTATAGTGAAACTCATTCTTACTGCAGCACTAATGGAGGTTATGATACTTACAGCGACTGCGACGAAGATGGTATTCCCTCAGATTATCGATATGACTGCAATTCCGAGGACGGTAGTTGCTCAGAGTGCCCCGAACTTGTTTGGGAGATATCTAATTGCTCCTGTACCACCGTTCTTAGCGACGAAGCGGTAGGCACTACATATGAAACTGAGTCTGATTGCCAACAAGCACTAACTAGCGAACCGGGTTGCACTTTATATCTGCTAGATACCAGCACCTGTTCATGCAGCTCGATTGTGTCTTCAGCGGATCCAGATAATGTCACAACTTTTGCAAATTTAAGTTCTTGCGAAGCAGCTATGGATCTAGGCACGCAGTGCCAAAAGTACGCCATACAAGATTGCCAATGCGTAGAAGATCCCCTTGGGGCTTACCGAGGAATCACTAATTGTGCAATGGCACTATCTACAAATCCGGACTGCTCACCGCACTGGTTAGTAAACTGCAACTGTACGGCGACCGATCCGGCAGACGGTACACCATCTTTCCCTGATTTGACCGCATGCATCGAAGCATTAACCGTATCTGTCGAGTGTAACTGCGATAGTTCGGATCGAAGGTATGAGCTTTTAGTAGATACCGGAGACTCGTTTTGTTTAGACCAGGGAAGCGGTTCAGGAACTTTTACAGAATGCGAATGTATAGAACTAGGCTACACAATAACATAATGAAAACTGACACTGAAATTGAATTAGAACAAATGCTTGCCCTTTTTAATACAAGAAAGCTAACGGAAGAAGAAAACACTACGCTTAAAGAACTGTACGCAAAGCGAGAAGCTGAGTGGAAAGCGTCCGGTCAAAAATCTAGTGGGGTAGGGGACACCATTAAAAAAGTAACAGACAAGCTAGGCATAAAACAATGCGGTGGGTGCAAGAGAAGGCAGGCTATTCTCAATCAAATGTTTCCTTATAAATGACTGACTCTCCAACAGAAAAACAAGTTATACTAGCTTGGGATCATTTTAAACAGTGCTCGACTGAGCCTGAGTCCTTTAATTTGTACAGGTTAGAAGGTATAGAAAACGACGGTTTTAATATTATGAAGCAAGGTCAATATGTCGGAAAGGTTCTACCTGATACGCTTTTTATTGAAACATTCGATCTCTCGCACGAAGCAGTATACAGCTACACAGCGACTGCAGTTAATAAAAATGGAGAAAGCGACCCGTGTCTCGGTGTTGCGGTTATAGTATGAAAAGTAAAGCTGGAGTATCTAAAAAGTATGTTTTTAATGAAAGATCCAATTCTTTGGCCGGACCTTTTGACTCAGACATAACAGCAATAGCACTAAGAGAAAATTCTTCAGAAATTTTAGCTGTTAATAAAGAGTGTGAAATTTTAAAGACCGATTTACTTGACCTTAACAACCCGTCGTTTTCGAAAGTAAGCCCCTTTCCAATTGATGTTACTCAAACCTTTAGCGGTAACGAAAACGGTATTGTTGGTTCAAAAGATGGGGAGTTTTTATACCGACTCAAGCACTTAAAATCGCCCTTTGATAAGCCTGTGCTCGGTTCAGGCGATATTTCTGATCCTTTATATTTTAAAGACTGCTACCTATCGATCGCAGAAACAAACTGGATGCATTTCGGATCAGAAGCTGCGGAGAAGGAAGTATACCGAATCGATCTATCCTTTCATACAAACTCAATCGGTCATCTCTGGCTATATATTCAAAACGACACAGGCAAAGTATCCGGGCAGTACAAAGGAGCGATCAAAGAAACGGTGAAAGTATTCACCAATCTCAGAGGCCGCAGATTTAAAATAAAGATGTTTGTCGCCACCCATGAAGATTACCCATGGGCAATGCGCGAAATGGCTGTCGGATATAATATCGGAAAATCGTTCTAATCTAAGCCGCCCATAGCTTCTTAATCTTATCGTTTGCCATAATGTCGGCATAGCTATCGTTGGTTGTGCTCGCATCGGCATGCCGCAAGAATTTTTGGGACATGTAAATCCCTTCGGTTGTAGCAACATAGGATCCGAACAGCTTCCGCAGCTCATGCAATGGATTTGGTCTGTCCCATCCGATCGAGCGGAGCTGCTTGATCAAACCGTCAAACAGTACGCGTCCATAATCCGCACGGGTTGTAATTAATAAATCATCGCCCGACGCTTTATTAAGAATAGATTTAGCGATGACCTTGCTCCCAAGAGTAAACCCTTCATGACCACCCTTCGGCCTGAAACCTCCGTCCGCAGCAATATTGATTCTGGCTCGCTCCTCGCAAAGATCGAACCAATCCCTTCGGCAATGAAATGCTTCACTTCTGCGCAATCCAAAGTGCAGGCTTAGCCCGAGCATGGTATATAGATCACCTTCCGACTCTGCGAATAGATCAAATGTTTTCTTGATCAAATCTTCAGCGGGTAGTCTGTACTGTTTCTTTAACTTTTTATAGAACTCTTCCGCTCGTATGATCTCGGCAAAGTCCATATCATAGTCCTTAAATATTTTCGGCCTTGAGAATATCGCTTTTACCTGACGCATACGACTATTGATCGAACGCTTACGACTCGCGATCTTTGCCTCATCGCTCAAGCCTGTAAGCTCTTGGTTTTTATATTTTCTTAAAAACTCTTCGTTTATCAGCGATAGATCAAAGCTATCGTCCGGAGTCTTACCTATTACTTTCTTAATCAATCCGGTAATCGATTGCTTATATCCGCGCAAGGTTGTGTCCGTAATCCCTGCAGATATTTGATTCTGCTCTAAGGCCTCAAGACATTGGCCTAAGGTCGGAGGTTTTGGCTTATCTAATGCGAATGCTTTTTTATTAAACATCTCTTGAACTTCCCGAAATGGATGAAGGACTAGATGAGCTCGTATTTGATCTGCCAGATCGAGCGCTTTTGATTTATCAAACCCGAGAGGGAAATATCTAGATTTCCCAGCTACCTGGGCCTTATAATTCCAACCTCCGTTTTGGCTGCGTTTATAGATTCGAGTGCCTGTTTTAGATTTGGCTCTCAGAGATGTACCTGATTTGTACCTGCGTGGTGTGTGATTCATATCACTACATTTTGTGTCTTTATGCATTTTGTCTAGGAGTTTTGCATAAACACCCTACAACTAGTGCCTTACATCAAAATTTTGAATCCAGCGCGTCTACCAATTCCGCCATCCGGGCAAGTTGTTGATTATCAGCAAGTTGACATGCGTGTCATGCGTTGTTATACTGTTAAAAATCGCATGATGTACCTGATTTGTACCTACTGCAACAAAAATGGAGGGAAATATGAAAGAGTGGTTGGAGGCCCAAAAGGCTAGTGAAAGTGACATGTTAAACGCTGTATCTGTGCAGGCAAAAGACATTGCGGAGGAGCTTATTCCGCAGGTTAGATTGTGTGCCCTGGAGAATGAAATGAGTGCGACTATTTCGTTCCGTGTACATTTCGAGTTTGATGAAAAAAATACTGATATCTGGTCAGAGGGAATCGTAGAATTTCCTCCGAAGCAATCTGTATCTCAATGCTTTCGTATAGAGCCTAAGAAAAGTGACTAGGCCAAAGAAGAAAAAAGCTCCTCAGCCACATAGCAAAGTACTAGACAGTCTCGGGCTTACCCGAGAAGAAGTGCGTGCGGCGTTTAGTATACCAACGCCAGAAGCCGAGAAGCCTACTTCAAAAGGTTATCTCTTCCTGCATGAGCAAAGGAAGATGAAAAAGCGAATGAAGCTTTACTCAAATATGATCTTCGCAAGATTCGAGGCCGGTATCAGTCCAACTATCATAGCTGGCGTGCTCGGAGTCTCCGAAGAGACCGTGCGAGTCCGTTTGCGTCGTGACGGTTACTTCGGTGAAACCAGTAAGTAAATCCCAACGATCGCGAAAGCGTTCGTACTGACCCACACTGTTTTCATCGTAAGGGTATAGCCATACCGAGACGGCCTTTAATGCCGGGCAGGGTATAATGTACCACACATCCGGATCGACATGTGCGACCACGATATCTATTCGCTCGCAGTCGATCGCTTTCTTGCTGCTGTTTCCCGTACCCGCGGTGACCTTGTATCGTGGGGTCTTCCATTGATTAACAGCGGTTTTAGTACCTTTGATTTGTACCCTTACGACCTCGTTCGCGGGGTTCATGACCAATAGGTCTTGAGGCAAACCCTCCTCGATCGGACTGAATGGGTGAAGCCCGTGCTCAAGACATTTGAGCACGAACCTCTGCTCGAACAAAGTGCCGAGCGCTTTCATTTCAGATTTAGCCATTCCCAAATATCTTCCAGCCGTATTGAACCTTCTCGCTGCGACCGACCCATGAAAATCCTTTGGAGGACATGTGACTCAAACCCCAGCCTAGCTTCTTCGGGTTGAGCTCCTTTAAGAGAACGCGATTATTCTCATTAGCAGAAAGTACTACCATAAGCTCTGAACATGTCCCTTCCCACGCATCATCGCCAAGAGTTTCCCGAAACATCGCCAGGATCTCGATGATGTGACTATAACGACTATCCGCTTTGGCTAATGCTTCAAGTCCAGGGTTGATATAGGCTTGGACACCAAAGCGTAGATCAAATCTCTCTTGTGGAATCTCGTAGTCCAAAAGCCAACGGGCGAAGGCCGAAAGCTCCTTAGCGATTACATCCTTGATTCCGGTATAGAAATTATACCCGTCCTGGCATCTAAATACCATGAGCTTATCCTTAATGCTCATATCGAGATCGGGTAGAAGCCTCAAGGATACCGGGTCGTCATTCAAAGTGCAGCTAATCCGGCCGCGCCAAAATACACGCCCAGACTTTTTGAACTTACCATTGATTAGAAATGTATCGTTCGCAATATGCTCCTTTAGCTTTGCGGTAAACGCTGTGTGCATCGCATTGCTCGCACTAGGTGCCTCATCGTCAACTAACCATGCACCATACTCAAACAGGTGCTCCGTCCATTCTGATTTACCGGTTAAATAATCTGATGCTTTTATCCCGCCTCCGAATAACTTGCCGAGCACTTGCGTATTGAAAAATGTCTTTCCGCAATTAGGTGGGCCAACAAGAAAGTGTGCGTGCCCACGCTTCGGCTTTCCCTCATATGCATTTTTGTATGCGTAGGATAGCCAATCGAGCTCGTGCTTAATTTGCTCGTCTCCCAGCATATGGTTCATCCATTTCCAGATTTCGGGAAAATCCTTTTCAGGTTCAGTCTCAAAATCTGACGGAGTAATCGGTTGTACCCTCGCGGTATTGAAATATTTACGATTTTCATGCGTAACAATAGGTGATTTTATAAAGCAAAAAGGAAGCCCCGCTTCGACACGCTTGCTTGTAATAATCGAGTGCAGTGCTCGCTTACTTTCAGATACATTTTCGTTTCGGCCGGGCCGTGAGCTAAGATCATTTCGGCACTGTAGATCAAGCAAGCACTCGTCCTTGGTATTAACAAAGAACCCGCCGGAACCGTCCTGAACATAGTAATTCTTACCATCGAACCAATAGCCCTCGATCGCTTTACCAATACGGCCGACTTCAAACTGTCTGACAAACGCAGGGCTCAGAACTTCAGCCCAGGTATAAAAACCTTTGGGCATGTTGAATACTTGCATGCCAGTATCTCGCACAATCGCAGAGTTGGTAGTCTTATGCTGCCCGCCCGGATCCCAAAAGGTTGGGCCGCGAGATCCTTCGACAAAATCACCAGGCCATTGATGGTCAGGCCAAGCACGCTCAACCTCTTCGAATACTGTGTTCAATGGAATCTCTGGTCCTTGTCCACGAAAGTCTGCTGACTTCGATGTCTCATACTGCCAGAAATGTAACATGTCTGAACTGATACGAGCTTTCGGGCTGACCGGTCTCCAATCTCCACCATGCAAAAGGTAGTGCTGCTTCTCGAAGTTTCCTAGATCAAACCCGCGTGCAATTGCATCCCGGCCCTCAAGCTTCATCTCTTTCGCAAGGCGCTTAAGAAATCGTGTATTGCTCTGAGATCCATGCATGAACAAGGGGGTCTCGAAAAACCAAACCGCATGGATCCCGCCCGAATAGCTTCGGCTGATATAATTGACCGGATATTCATGATCAATCAATCGGCGTACAATCTCTTCAAACTGTTCATCAGTAAACCTAGCATCCCAATCAGCAGATACGCCGTGTAAATACCGTACAGGATTGTTGCTCGATACACGCTGGTTCGGATCAACGCCCTCGCATGTACTATAAGCTAGATACCTTGTGCTCGGCCTAGCTGCCCACTGTTTATATTCATTTGAATCTCTAAACTCGGGAAGGTCAAAATCAACCTCCCATGGCCTCTGCTTTGATACTTGGCTCGCGCTTAAATTAGGTATTGTAAATAAGTCCATATGTTTCCACCTCTTCTATCTTTCTGTCTACTTCCAATTCGAGATCGGTCTCGTAACAGCTAATATTGTTAATTTTTCCGTGTATAAATCCGTCTGAAATGCCCGCCTCGGATATGTGCGTGTCATTATTGCCGTCCAACTGGGTTCTCTGAACCTCCAAGATTGTACCGCCCATTTCCCGTATAAACCCCGCCTCGTTATCAAACCGTACATCATCGATAACCGTTTTTACATGCGGGTTTATTCGTCTGCGCATCGCTGTAATCCATACATCCTGCGCGATCATATTCCTCGCAAATTCAGTACCAAGAAGTTGCATGATTTCACGCGGGCTCTTGCCATATTCATCGAGCTTGATCTCTTTAAGCACAGGATCATTAAGCTCAGAATCCCGCAGGCCCATAGCTTTGAGCATTTCCTTAATAGGGCTCGCGAAGCTCAGAATCTCGTATCCGTATTTTCTTTCAAGTATCCGTGCGACAGAACTTTTGCCGCACCCTTTTCCACCAGTAAGCCCTATAATCATTTCGTGTACTCCTTTGATATGATCGCTTCGGAACTGAGCGGGACATCTTTCATCCACTCTGGCCCAGTCATCATGATCTGTTGAATCTCGTTTTTTATCTCTTCAGCTTTCTCCTCTTCTACCTCTACGACCACTTCGTCGTGTACATGAAGCACTACATCATATCCACCATCGTAGAGATTTTTTAGAATGAACCCGAAGCAGTCCCTCGCAAGCGCTTGGACACTGTTCTGAAACAAATTCGCGCCGTACATTTTGGTCCGCCTGATGCTCCCAAGCTGCGTGGCGCAGGTCACACCATCGGGCTCATGGCGACACCTGAAATATTTTAAAGTTCTACCGCTCGGTATATCGATCTCGAATGTACCACCCTCATTTGCGACGGCTTTTAAATCGCGATCAAGAGCTTTCCAAGACGATGTAATCTTTGGATTCTTGTCCCGAAAATCCTGCACCTGTATAAATGCATTTACCCATTGGCGGCGCTCTTCAGTCGGTAAATTAGAATAGGCTGAGAACTTACCGGGCTGATATTTCTTGGCAAATTCCTGAAATCTCAGTTCATCCTGACGGCTAAAGCTGGAATCTAGAATCTGTGTCTGTCCATATGCCTTAACTGTCTCTGCAAATTTGAACCATCCACTCCCGTACCCAAGCTGAAGAACACGAACCTTAGACAATAAATAGAGCTCAGGATCTTCGTCTTTCAACTTCCCGCCTGTCCATCCCATTGTCTGCCTTGCGTGTGCCTCATACGGGCTCATCCCTTCGGCCACAAGTCGCAGGAAATCATTATCGCCCGCAAGGAATGCAGTTAATCTCGGCTCGATCTGAGACAAATCAGATATGATCAATGTCTTTCCTTCGCCCGGGCTAACGACATTACGAATATTAACCCCGTACTTAGTGTCCCGTGGCATGTTCTGTACATTAAACCCAGCGTCTCCGCTCCATCTTCCGGTAGCATCAGCC